ATTAGGATTTGTACGCAAAATCTCGCGTGCCCTAAATCCTTCTTCACCAGTAATCATAGATGAAGCTTTTACGATATCAGAGTAGTCAGCTTGCTGCTGTGTTATTTGGCGTTCTTGTACGCCAACAAGTACTGGCAACCCATTTTTGTCTTTCTTGACGCTAGGTAATGTTGCCACTAGATACGTCCTTGCTGCTGTAACTTCTCCAAAGCAAAACGAACATCTTGATTAGTTGGGTCCTGCATTGCCATAACCTGAAGCAACTGAACTGGTGACTCAGGTTCTGGTACAGCCATTGCTGGCATAACAAGTGATGATGAATCTGGACCAGGTCCGACATCTCCACCGTGTGTTAAATCTTGCTCAGGCAATGCTGTCTTATCAAATAACCCAATGAGTGGTGAAGCTGTTGGCTTCTGCGAAGATGCATTCAAAGATGCACCCTTCATCTGGTTATTAATTTCTTTGTTCTGGCCGTATGCAAAACCTGTGTAGTCTATGTTAGGAACTCCATCGGCAGAACCATTTCCTCCAAGGCCGTTAACGCCGACGTTGTTCTGCGGTGCAAGAGGACGATTACCGCCTCTGTTATCTTGTGGCGCAGTTGTCATTGTTTCTCCTACTTAGTAAATTGAATTTTAGTAATGATTGGTCCACTTGTATAAATGTCCCACTCTGTTGCAATCTCAATTGCTTTTCGTACTAGCCTTTCAGCTTGAGAAGCATCTTGTACATCATCGATACCCAGCGCTGCCATAGCTCCAAGAGCAATCGGGCTACCAGAGCCAGCGTAGTAGATACCACGTATATCACGGTCCCAAGAGTAATCCTCAAAGATAGGATAAACAGTTCCACGAACACTGACAAGAAATTGCGAATCATGCGAAGCAGCATCGCCGTCCTCTTTCATGTCATACCCTGCGTCAATAAATACTTGTCGCATTTGTGGAATAAATTTTTGTGTCATAAATATATCTAAGTTTTCAGCTGCTGTAGGCTTTGGAGCCTTCCAGCCAAACTGCAATATATTCGAACCTCTACCTGCACCAGCTCCAGCAATCAGAGCTCCATTATTTTCAACAATCTTATGTGTTGCCATCTCCATTGGACGGCCATCTTCATCTGAGCTACGGGAGTCACAACCCATTACAACCCAGCCCTTGCCCTGAATAGCAGCTAATGTTGTCATTGTCCCCCGCCTTAGTTATAGTCTGTACTGTGTGGTTGCTCTTCCGCCAGCTGCACCACCAGCTGTCATGTTAGCAAGGATTGTTTGAATATCAGGTGCTTGTTGTTGTACTTCAGGTGCGCCACCCATTGGGGAAGCGCCTCCTGCTGGAACGCCTTCAGGAGCAGGGGACGGTTGCTCAACCGATTGTGGAGCCCCAGCAGGAGGAACTGGTTGCTGCTGTGGGGCGAAGATGTCAGCGATGACGTCTTCTAGTGCCTGTCCCTTTTGGCGTGCCTTAATCACAGCGGCAATTTGTCGCACTACTTCAGAAGCGTCCTGGCCTTGCATAGCCATCTGTGGTATCGCTTGAGAGAGTGCAGTGATAGAACCAAGAAGAGAATCTCTCATCTTCTCGATTTCAATTTTTTCTAGTTCCTGAGTTACGTTGACAGTGAATGGGAGTTCACGCATAGCCATATCCTTAGAGATAAGCCCTCCGCCAAGAGCTTGCAACATAAAGATAAGACCCTGTGCTGGGTTAAGACCAGCAAGCATTCCATAACGGACATCAGCTGAATAGTCCTGCTTGATATCTTTTGAAGGCTTATATGTAATTTCGTATGGGCTACCAGAATCAACACCACGAATGGTCTTTTCTTCTGGGAAAATTGTTTCATCAATTTCAAAACACAAGCTGATTACATCACGAAGTGCAGCAGCAAAGATAGCTTGTGCTGACTTAACTTGTGTATCAAATGCTCCCATAAGAGCTTGTACACCTTGGCCTGTAACGACAGATGCGTTAACGTTACCAGTACGTCCTTCAGGATAACGAGTACCAACGCGAAGTTCCTGGTTAAGCAATGTCTGCTCAGTGAATGCGCCTTGTGGTAGATTCAGGTCTACACGGCGTACGCCTGCTGGGTTGGCAGTACGAATAACCGCATCTCCACCAAGCTGAAGTTCCTGTACATCCTGTGGGAGTACAATAGGAGCCTGTACAGATTTCTCTGCAGCTTCCATTGCAAGCAACGCAAAGCGGTTGCGTAGTAGTTGGATGCCAAGTACATCGTCGAATTGTCCACGAAGTTCACCATCAATAGATGGCTTGCGTGCAACAACAATCATCATCTTGCCAAGCGGATTTCGTGCCTGAGAAAGAATTAGATTATCTTTAGCTGGGATATAGATGACTGACTGGTCTTTATCGTAATAACGAATCAGTTCAATCTGAGCATTTAGGTCTTGCTTGTAACCCATAGGTCCAAGAAGTTGTGTATCATACTCAGGGAATGTAGAGCAGAGCTCTCCGAGTGTCATTGTATATCGTTTTGCGAAAGCTACGCAACGTCCATAGCGGTCAAATTCTGGGTAAGCCCCAATTGGGTTTTCTATGCGGATACGTGGTAGTTTCGATTCCTCGTCCAATTCAATCATGAATGGGAGGAAACCGTATGTGATGTACCAGTCAGCACCTGAGTACATCTGTACTGATAGGTCTGAGTTCTGGAAATAGTTAGCTGCGATGCGAGTGCGTTTATCAGCAAACTGACGTGCTCTATCAGATGTCTGATTTGCAGCAGAGCAGTTAACCGCTGGAAGCGGAGCCATGACTTCAGATAAGTCGCGTGCTACGATGTCAACAAAGTTTGCGACTACGTTTGCATCTACGCCTGATGGGAAGAAGTCAGGATAGACTTCAGAAATCTTGCCCTTACGTACAGCAAGGACGTCAAGGTTACGTGCATCACGTTCATGGTTGCGATAGCGCAGCGATTGAACGCGTGCTGCAACCTGTTCCATAGATAATGTCATCGTGTATTACGTCCTTGATTTCTAATGCGTGCCATTTCGGCAGCTTTCTCTTTCGCCAAACGGCGAGCAAGTTCTTCGGCTGTTGCCTTCTTTGCACCCATTGCATCACGTGCTTGGGCAATTGAATTCTTTGCTGACGGAGTTAGCTCTCGGTATACTGGTTGAACATTCTTGCCACTAGAGCCACCAATGCCACCAGAGCTGCGAGGGGTGCCTCCGCCAGACTGGGATAGGTTACTGTCTTTTGGCATTATTGTCCTAACGATTAGAAGGGAAAATTATTTATTTTTCTTTTTAGATTCAGCAGCAATTGCTGCTTCAATGCGTAAATATTCTTGAGAATACTTTGGCTTTATTTCAAAACCTTTTTTAATTTTTTGCAAAATTGAAGGTTCATTATTTTTAGGTTTTGCTGGTGGATTATTATTTGCACCTAGGCCAGCATTACCACCTGTGCCCATTGCATAAACTGGGTTTACGTTTTTTCCACCAGGTCCTGAAATTCCGCCTGAGTTTCTTGTTCCTGTTGCCATTTGGATTCCTATCCGTATGTTTGAGCCCATTGCTCTGCAAAGGCTTCGTCTAAATTTATTGAACCGCGTGAGCCCATCTGTGCTCTTGTAGCCCAACGGTTTGATTGATACTGACCAACTCTTGATGTGTTCTGCATTAACTCGCGTATGCGGATGACTGCAAACCAGAGAGCCATCACAGTATCTGTGGGGTTCTTGGTATCAGGTTTCCAGGTAATTAATTGCTGTACGAGGGTTTTGATTCCCTCAGAGCCTTCGTTACTTGGTATCTCCATGATATTGTTATCCTGGAAACGGCCGTCACGCGTATTACCAAACAGCATAGCCATAGAGGCTACACCGAAAGAGGTGTCCCATTTGTTCTTACCAGTAAAGTGTGAATTCAACTGGCAGCCATAAGAGGCTAGAAAGTTTCTTAAGTTCTCATCCAGGGCGTAAGCCTTCTGGTGAGCGTTGATTTCAATACGCAATTCCTGAGGACGGTACTTCTCAACCCAGTCTTCGATTAGATGTTGAATCTTATCTGGTGAAGGCTCAGTCATGTTGACGCAGTCAAGAATATAAATCTTGCCATCGGACTTGTTGTATGTGGCTATAACAGCACCAGTTGCACCTGACATAGCAGGGTCAAGGCCCATAACAGTATATGTACCTTCAGCGTACTTAGGGTGTCCAGGTACTCCAGGCTTTAACGGGCCACGCTTTCGCATTCCGTTGATGCTTCCTGCAACGCAGGTTGGTGAGAAGATTGAATCTTCTGTGACATCCTCTTGCTGATAAACCATTGCCCATACTGCGGGAGAGACCTGAGAGCGGCGCTTAGAGAGCGAGGGTCCATCCCACTTGGGAAAGTTCCCATTGGGTAACGCGTCATCTTTTGCATTCTCCTGTTGGTCAGATTCTGGCCATAGTGTTTTCCACTTGTCAGGATTCTCGTCAAATTCTAAAACTGCTGGCATGGCACAATATGTGAAAGGTGCTACACCACCAGACCACTGACCTGGGTCGCGGAGCATCTTATAGAGGTCCACGGGCGCGACACGGGTTCCTACAATAATTAGTTTTCCGTGCCGCCCCAGGCGTGTGATAACTTCCTTTTGGAGCCACTCGAGTTGTTTTTCCCACTCATGGGCATTAGCTCCCATCACGGCGTCATCAACGATAATTAGGTCAGCGCGAGCACCGTAAATCTGAGAACCCATACCAAGGGCTTGTACGGTTGGGTCCTTCTCGCCTGAGTCACGTCCCGTACCTAGGTAAATCATATCAGCAGACCATTGTGTTGCATCGGCCTTGTATCCGCCGTTAGGACCGAAGGCCGTCTGCAACTTAATATATGCTGGGTGTGAAAGTCTTGTCTTAATTGCCCCAAGGAACTTGCGGGCCATACCTTGCGTCTTAGAGACGATTATGACTCGCATGTTGGGGTTGGTCACGATTTTGTATGTGACATAGTTTGTGGTCAGGGTAGTCGACTTGGCATGCTCGGGTGGCACGTTAATCAGGACTCTGTCGGGCTCTCCTGGCTCGTATGTCATACCAGCTGGTAGCCACTCGGGCTCGCGTCCCTCAACCATATCAATCCAGTCAAGCTGGTGGGGGAAGAGCTTTGAATCGAGGAACTGCTCACAGAAGGAGACGAAGTCGATATCCTTGAGTTCAGCTAAATCAGTCTTGACACCCTTACCCTCTAGGCGGGCCTTGTCGGCTCGCTCCTTGAAGGATGTGTCTGAGGCGCACCATTGACGGAATGTCACGTCATTGCGGCCTACAGTGCCCATAGCGGTAATTACAGTCGCGCCCTGGGCTAGGGCCATCAGGACTCTCTCCTGGGCCTCGCCCTTAGGAATGTCTTGCTTTCCTGGCTTTCTACCCATCAGTTAATCCCCTTGTTAATCGCTCTTATAACGGTCCCTGTATAGCGATATAACTCTCCCATTATATAATTATATATATATAATATATAGGAGTCGCGGAGTCTTAACGGAGCGACTCCGTATGTAATTCATTACATAATAGATAACCTGTTCAAAGTGCTAAAACGAACACATTCTGACTAAGTATTTTTAAAAGGCCTGGTCAGGCCTATATATTGCCCCCTAATATAATATAACAGAAATTTATTTGGGAAGACATAATACATACAAAAACATGGATTCACTACACCTACCCTCTAAATTGTCGATAAATCGACATATCTACATAGTAATATAATTGTCGATAAATAGATATATCGCTATATTGGTTTGTCGCTTGAGCGACTATCCACCAACCATGTCTTAAATGTCCAATTTGGGGGCTATGTCCTTATTAAATGTATAATTCCGAATTGTGATTCCATGCCCGATATGTCTGATATGTACCTTATGGGGGTGTGACCTAAATCACATGGTTAATGTCCGACATGTCCGAATTGTCCTCTTGACAAGCGTGAGCCGATAGGGTAAAGTACCTGTCATCAAGTCAAGCACTAGGCAAGTCTCACGACACGCCGATATTGCAAGATTTGACAAGGTAGGGCAAGTGTGTTACACTTACCCCACAAGCACCCCACAAGGGTGCAACCCGATAGTCGGTTGGTTGGCTATCACTTGACAAGTGAATATGGATATGCTAGACTAGTTACTAGTAACAGCGGGTCGCCCGTGGTATCACTACCATATCCATTAACACTTGACACGCGCTAGATACTATGGTATCTTATCGGCTCGCTACCGATTAGCGCACTAGCACAGGGAGATACCCTATGCGAAAGGATACCACCATGCCTAACCCTTACGGGGGAAGCGGTAGTATCGTGATGACACCTATACGCCCTATAGTAACTAGTCGCAGACTAGGCTCTACGGGGTGGCGACTACACGACACGCCAAATGGTCGCGCCTTCAAGCGCACCCGTAATGGCAAGGTGACAAGTAATCGCCCCAAGGTGGAACGCGTACTGCCTACCCTAGATGAAGCAACCGCATTAGCACTAGTGGCTAAGTTGGCTACCGCCGACACCGCGCCACACCTTAACCTTAATATCCACAATAAGTAGGATACGCCACGCCTAGTGATAGGCTACATAGGTTCACGACCTAGCGTGGCACGATTTGACAAGGTGTCGAATCTATGCTATACTATGGCATAACGCACGAAAGGTAAGAGCATGGATAAGCCAAGGTTCTATACCTGCCCAAATTGTGGCAGACTATTACTAGGTGCATATCCACCCTGCCCCTGCCTATCAACGAAAGGTGATGAAGCATGACCGCAACCCAACGCCTTACGGCGGAATTGCGGGCTAGTGAGTGGCTCGAATCTAGGGAAGGTGCTAAGGCACTATTCCAAGCGAACCTACTCGCAACCCCATGGCAACCTGCTACCAAGCAGACACGCCTTAAAGGATTACAGGAAGCATGACCAACATGGATATGCTCGCCGTAATCATAGCACTATCGGTCTCCATGACCCTAGTGATTACAACTGCACTAGCCAACGCTAGACTCACTCGCAAGATTGAGTACCTCAAGTTGCAACTGCGCAAGCATGGGCAATTTGACAACTAAATAAGATTATGCTATACTACACCTACAACATACAGGAAGGGAGTGAGTAGATATGGCAGAAGAAGTAGAAGATATTATATGTAGTCTATGCGACCAAATCATAGATGATGAGACGGAACGCCGATTCGGTGACGGCTCTATTGCTTGTGAGAATTGTACCGTATGGTGCGAGTCTTGCGAGGAATTGACCAGCACAGACGACTCGATTAGTGACGGCAGTAGTTACTATTGTCAATCTTGCGGTAAGTATTGTGAGCGTTGCAATAGTGCCTTCTCAGGTGACGATTACTTCGTTGAAGATGAGTCATGGTGTGAGTATTGCTACGAGAATAACACATTCTATTGTGAGCCTTGTGGCACTAGTTACAGCGACAGAAGTGACTACTATCATATAAATAATGATACATGGTGTGATGACTGCACTAGCCGACACGCATGGTACTGTAACGATTGTGACCAGTATAATCGTGAAGGTGATGAGTGTAGCAACTGTGAGAATACACAGAGTGGCAACCCATCTATCGTTGGTCGTGAGTGTAATTGCCGTAAGGTTATACACGACTACAACTGCAAGCCACCGCTAGTATTCCATGGCGAGTCCAAGAGTGGGCTTTATATGGGGCTAGAGTTGGAGACACAGATTCAAGGCGGTAGCCTAGACGGTGCATCCGAATACGCGTCCAACGCTCTACTAGAAAATAAAATCGGTATCATCAAGCATGACGGCAGTATCAGTCGTGACGGGTATGACGGGTTCGAGATAGTGACACAACCACATACTCACTTGCAATATCGAGAACATAGTGATACACTATGGAATATTATCAACACGCTACGCCTAGACTATGGTGCTAGGTCATGGGATACCAAATCCTGTGGCATACATATCCATGTCTCTCGCGCTGGCTTCTCAAGTGGTGCGCACATGCACCGCTTCATATCATTCGTGTATTCTAATGCAGAATACATGATGAAGTTCGGTGGTCGCAAGTCCGATTATGCTAGGTTCAATGATGTCTATACCTTCAACCAGTATGACCAACCAGTCAAGTCGTTCAAGCACAAGTTAGCAGACCCACGCCGTAGCAATACGGAAAGATATTCTGCGGTCAATACGCAGAATCAAGGCACGCTAGAACTTAGGTTCTTTCGTGGTACTATGAATGTCAGCACTATTCTATCGGCACTTGACTTAGCGCAAGCCATGGTAGAATACACTAGAGACCTACGACTTGACGAGGTCAAGTTAGGTGCGCTAGACTGGACATGGTTCGTTGATTATGTACGAGATAACAACGGACTATATCCCGACCTATACTCCCGAATCTATAAGGTATCGGGCGTAGATATAACCAACCCAACACTAGAGAATGCATGAGGTGATGTATGTGTATCCTTGTGGTGTGTGAACCCAATAGCACACCAACCAAGACAGACCTACACAATGGTGCGTGTAGTAATCCTCACGGTTATGGCTTTGCCATTATCGCTGGAGATACTATCATATCAGAGCGTAGTATGTCTGCTAAAAAATCTATTGCACGATTCTTGGAATTGCGTAAGCAATATCCTAACGGCTACGCCATGTGGCACGCACGATACGCCACGCATGGTGTTAAGAACGAGGCTAACTGCCACCCATTCAAGGTTGGCAATTCAGACTTGACATACCTAGCACACAATGGTATACTAGATGTAACGATTGAGAAATCAGATAAGCGTAGCGACACTAGAGTATTCGCAGAGGATACCTTGCCACTTATGGGTGGCGTGTCGGTACTTGACAATGACACAGTATGGACTATGGTTAGCAAGTGGGCTAGTGGTAGCAAGATATGTATCCTAACCTTAGACCCTAGTGCCAAGCACCAAATCTACCTAGTCAATGAGAACTTAGGTACATGGGACAATGCTGGTATATGGTGGAGTAATCAGTCGCATAAGCGCACCACATATACCACCCCCTCTACAGTATGGCAAGCACCAGCAAGGGACTTAGACAAGGCAGAGCAACTAGCCTATGACTATGCACTCAAGCACTACTATCAAGAAGAAGGGGAAGAAGTAATAGACCTCTGCCCTAACTGCGAGACACTCGTAGATATGCATGAGAATCCATACTACTGCAACATGTGTGAGATATGCTTCGACTGTGATACCAGTATCATAGACTGCCTATGCTACACACCCGATAGACAATGGTCAAGCAAGAAGGACTATGACCTGTTCAGCTCACTATAATTCCACATGGATAGTCTATGTGGGGTAACACCAACTAACGAGAGGCAATACAATCATGTCAGCAACAGCAATTCAGAATATCGCAGATGAAATCTCTGCACTAGCAAGCGAAGTAGCATACCTTGCTATGTCAGTAGACACATCATCAGATTACCCAACACGGGGTACTATTGTGAAGGCTCTGCCTACACAAAATCGTTACAAGGCTAAGTCAATGTGGGTATCATTGGGCGACGGTACATACAAGCACTTGACTGGTAGCAAGGGTCTCATCACAACCCATGCTCGCCTTGACGGGTATGTCTCGACTGTATTCGAGGCGTAACCAACTGACCTGAGCATGTCATCAAACTGCTCACCATTATTACCAACGAGAGGATACATAATGACAGAACGCACCGTACTATGGCAGACTACAATCTATGATAAAGATGTAGCCAACATGAGTGAAGATAAGATTAAAGAATTCAGATTAGAACTAATCAAGGCAGTAACGGAAGTCTGCTGGAACTATGGGGTACACAACTGATGAGTAAGTATGTAGTGATATGCCAAGTCGACGAGTGCGAGGCAGAAAACCTTGACTGGGAAGATAACAATGGAACTTACTGGTTCACATGCTCAACATGTGGATACGATAACGAGGTGGTGCATTCACCATGGAAATGAGTAACATGCAAGGATTATGTACGACACACGAGAACCCTGACCTATGGTTCGAGGACTCAGGCGACCTATTTGAGAGACGAAAGGGTAGCAAGAATCCACTCATCAAGTTTGCAATACGCAAGGCTAACATGATTAAAGCCATAGAACTGTGTAACAAATGTCCGATTCGTACCAATTGTCTGAATGAAGGACTTAAAGATGAGAACCTAGACTATGGCATATGGGGTGGCTTGCTACCTGGCGAACGCATACTCATGGTTGATAAGATTGTTGGTGCAACCGACAGAAAGTATCGCGTAGTGACAGCGCTGAACATTAGGAGTTCAATGAAATGAAATCAATATTCTTCTTGCTATTCGTAATGGTTAGCATATTTCTGTTCACCCCTCCATCAGAAGCACCAACACAAACAAACACGGTGACATTGACATGGAGTAAAGCGGACAGCAAGGCATATGCAAGAGACCAGTTATCTGCATGGCAAGAAGAACAATGGTCATGCCTTAGTAATCTGTGGGGCAAGGAATCTGCATGGAATCCTAATGCTTACAATAGCGTCAGAGTTATGGGGAAGAACGCTGGCGGTATACCACAGTTACTGGGGCTTGACCCTGACACACCTGCACCACGACAAATTGAACGAGGGCTATCCTATATCTACTACAGATATGATACACCATGCAACGCATGGGCATTCTTCAAGAGGAATGGGTGGCACTAATGATAACCAAAGATAAGAAGGTTATGTGTGACTCATGTCACAAGGAGATAAAGGGTGAGGCAAATACAATCACTAATCATGGTAGAGGTTGGGCACAGTACGCCAAGAAGTTCAACCACTTCCACCCCAACCCATTCGATTGCGCTAATGCAACCGAGACAGTAAAGATATACCATAAGAGGGCCATGACTAAACGAGAGGACGACAATGGCTAAACATATTACAGAGATGAAGCCTGATTACACTCAGGCTATGGACATACGCGGTAAGCCAACCGCTGTGTGCCCATGTGGGTGTGAGATATGGAATGTTAAGTGTAAGTTCGACGACGACGGTGAGATTGACATGTACTTCTTAGACATGGAATGTGCCGAGTGTGGTACATTAGCTACTGCACCCACACCTATTGACTCAGAACCTGCCAAAGATATGTCGGCATGCACAAGGTGCGAGGCAATGTATGAGACAGAAACTCTAATGACAATGGGTGACTGGCTTGTATGTGAGATATGTTGGGGTGACTTATGACCGAGTTCTTACATGAACTAATCAAGAAACAAAACATGAACCAATTGATAAGTGAAATGGTTGATGAAGCCTCTGACCCATGGAGATATTCAGAACCACCACCACCATTCACTGGTAACATCAACATGCAAGAGCAACGAGACACGGGACAGGGGCCATACTAATGCCCAACTATGAGTACCGATGTGACGATTGCAATACATCAGAGGAACACTATCGCAAGATAGAAGAGAGGGATGAATGTCCTTCTTGTCAATACTGCTTACGAATAATGCGCAGAATAATTAATCCAACGCCAGTTAAGTTCAATGCAACTGGCTTTTATTCAACGGGAGGATAGCATACGATTACTTAAGATTACATCAACTGTTACACTCTTAGCACTCTTAGGAGGCGTGGTCACTATCGTGCCCGCCATCATACTAGTATCTCTAGCTATTTATTTATTATTTTGAAAGGTTATATATGTACGGCGACTTGACATCAGACGAAGTTACTGCTATCGTTCGTGAGCATGTAGCAAATTGGCAAGAATATGAGACTGAAGATGACTGCATCTCAGATAACATGGAAATTCTCTTTGAACACCTATGGGTAGACGAGGAAGATGATGAACCGTTTGAAGAGTATGAGTTCGACGAAGAACTAATCGACGAGTGATTGCTCGTCGTCAGGTTCTTCATCCACTATATCTCTATCAACCCAAGGCTTCATCCCACCCATCAACCTAACAAGTTTGCGTATTACTCTCGTTGTACGCATGCGAGTAGCGTCAGGGCTAACGAGCTCAAGCTCCTTGGCTATGTCCGCATACTCCATAGACTCTGCATATCTTAAGAAGAGTAACTGTTTATCTTCAGTGCTTAACTTATGGTATGCGGAGTCTACCTCTATCATCATAGCCTGTAGATTACCGCCCTCATTAGGAGCACTAGGCCTTCCTGGCCTACCAAGATTAAGTTTATGGGTTACACCCCACTCACTGCGCAACACAGCAGGAAGCAACGCCTCCACTATTACTGGGTCATAGTAATACAAATCAGATACATCATAGCCAAGGGACTTGGCCTTCTGATACTGACAATAATCTAGTGCATAGTTACGAAGGCTACGGTAGATAAGGTTCTTTGCATCCTTACCGCCCATCTCATTCCATTCAGTAAACTTATTTATATGGGCAGGGAACCACTCGTATAGTGTCTGACGAATATCCTCAAGTTCAATCATCTTAAACTTTCTATGATACTCACTAGCTACATTGGTTACTGCATATTCCCAAGGCTCAATTAGCTTCCAGTCCATCATCAACTTTCTCATTCTTATACTTACGACTCATGGATAGTAAATCTTCTACAGTAATTAAATAGCCCTTGCTTTTGTTAGGTGGTATCTCGCATGAGATTTCTCTACCTAATTCAAGCACACCCTTCTTAAGGATATGCGTTGGTACAATAACAACTGTTTGTTCTAGTACGAACGCCCAGTATGCAGCCTCAGTAACCATCAAGCCTGATGGCTCCCATGATTTAGACTTCATGAACCAGCACTCAACCTCAATGTAAAGGTTGTTAGTAATCCACCACTTCCTGTCGCGCTTTACTTCGACAGTCTTGCCACCAGTAAGTAGTTCTTCTACTAGTTTCTCACCCTTACGGCCATAGCCGAAGTCCAAATCGAATGAAGACTTGTTAGTCATTAGGCCACTTTCCTCTTAGTACTAGCAACCCTATGATTGCATAGTTTGCCATGTCCTTGAAGGAATCCTCAAGGCTTTCATGCTGTGGGTCTTTGTTATTATCTACTAGGTTATTGATGCGTGCAAACTTATCCCACATACGCACACGCAGGCCATTGACTGGCCCACCTGGGCTACGCGAGATGTTGGTTGGACCATAATCATTGTGCTTACTAAGCAATAGGTCAGCCAGTTCCTGGAAGGTAGAGGCTACGTCATATGCGAAATCCGAATCTCTAATACCAACTGCTGGTTCTCCATGCGTACTTGCGTCACCGTAAAACCTTGATTCGCCAGGTGCTGGGTAATCTGCCATATCAATTCACTCTCCACCTTCGAGTAGTTGTTTAAGTTCATCATCTATTTCCGCCATGCTGGAACCTACAATCATGTCTTCGATGACTTCGACAACTGTTGATGGTTCCATCTCGACAGTAAAGAGAGTCATGTACGTATCTTGTGCTACACTTTTAATCTTCTCGGGCTCATCAGCATAACGATAGAAGCAACGCAACAACGAACCAATCATCAGGCGATAGCCATTAGGTAGGATAAGTGCTGGGTCAAACTCTTCGTCTTCCTCGAGCAGGTGGTCAGTCGCTTCGAATACATTCTCGAACTGCTCACCACATTCAGGACATGGTTTAATCGGCTTCATTGGTTAGCCCTGCTTTCTCTCTGATATAGTCCGCACCGAACTTGACGTAGATAGAATTGACATCTTCGCCGTCTGGCATGGAGACGATAGTAACTGGAAGTTCTCGGGCAAGCCCTGCTGCAAATTCTTTTCCAGGCTGGTCGCCATCAGCGAATACAAATACTCTTTCAAAATCTGCGAGCAATCTTGTGTAGTGTTTCTTCCATGAGTTCGAACCTGGAACTCCAACACAAGGGATACCGACGCATCTACTGAGCGTGATTGTATCAAGCTCTCCTTCACATACGCCAATCCAATCACCTGCCCTTTCAATATCTAGTACGTTGTACATCTTAGTGTCACTACCAGTCATGCCCATATACTTAGGCTCAACTGCTGGGTTCAAACTTCTAAATCTAATATCAACTACACCAGTCTTAGTTACATACGGTATGGCTAAGCGCCCGAGGTATGCTTCATGTCCTGTCTCAGGCTCCGCGACTACGCCTAATCGAGCCAGCCGTGCTACTTCGATTGGAATACCCCTGCTTGCTAGGTAATCTTCGGCCTGATAAATGCTTTCCTGGTACTTGCGTGTTGCTTGTCCCAGCAAATCCTTCTGCGATTCTAGCTGCCTCACGTATGTCAACTCCCTCCTGCATAGCTACGATTTGTAAACTATTTCCTTGTACTCCACATGCAAAACATATAAAAATATTCTTATCTAGGTTAACTGTTCCTGATTGATGACTATCACCGTGGAACGGACACCTTAAGTTAGCTTGGCCATGGTCACGCCGTAGCGTTGCACCGTAGTGCTCAAGCACAGCCTTGATTGAAGGCAAGTTACTCACCAAAGACATCTCCTAACCTCAGTACTAAATATGAATCTGCTATTGACTTACCTCTTGCCTTGATTACTATCGCTGGAAGAATGTTTTCCCTGTCAATGCCTCTAGCTTCTGCGTAATTGTCCGCTTCGACCTGTGCTTCTTTGCTCCAGCCACTAAGGCTGATTGCGTTACCTGCTCCTGGTGCTTTGCATTCAAGGATGCCAATGGTTCCTCCAATGAAATCCTTGCGGACAACAACATCCCCTTCATCTTTGCTACCTCTCCTTGCAAGGCGTTCAGCGTCGTATCCAATTCCTCTAAAGTATTTCGTGATGTCTGTTTCATATGTTGCTCCCCTAGCCTTATGGCTTTTCCTAGTTGTCATTCTTCTTTATCCAAACTTGGTAACTATCAACTAACTGAGTGTACTCACCAGTATGTGTCTGTAAAAAATTATCAATTGCTGGCTTAGGCGTGGTATCAGGTGGTAAGTCTTTGCCCCATTGATAATCATCAAAGGCAAGGATACCTTTAGGCTTGAGTAGATTCCATGCACTGTATGCATCACGCTCAACCTGAGCAGATGTATGACCGCCATCAATGTAGATGAAGTCAAAATGTGCAGCAATCTCTCCAGTGAAGTACTTATCACTAGTCATCTTAAGCCTTACAACTTTCTGATACTTAGTGATACGTGCTTCATAATACTTCAGTACTCTCTCGAAGTCGATAGCCTGATGCTCGCGTTCATCTGAACCAGCCCACGTATCAACATCAATTAGCACACACGTTGGATGCGTTAGAACATTCTCGCATAACCAAACACTTGCATCACCTGTGTATGCACCAATCTGCAGGAACCTTAAGTCAGGCTTGCCACTAAGGTGAGCAAGCTGAGCCTCAAAGTTATACTGTTGACCAGCAAACCAATTAGAAAACTGTGTCATGCGTTCTCTGGAATATCATCGATGAACATATACTCAGGGTTGAATGCAACCCAAGTCATTAGTCCTCCGCCTGCGTCGGCACGACCATATCTGTTCTTGACAGGCGCAACTCCCATACTTGTCCCGACAACTCCAAGCGTACAGATGAGTGCGGGTAATTGCGCAACCTTTCCTTGGATAGCACTTCTAGGTTGGCATGGAGAGCCTTGGATAGCCTCCGATGTGTGATGTAAGACAACAACTGCTGCATTGGTCGCTCTAGCAAGGTATTTCAACTCCTTCATAATCGCACGCATAGATGCGAACTCTTCACCACCATCGGTGGCTACGTCCATTAGGTTATCTACTACAATAAGAACTGGGGGACAACCCCATAGTTCTTCAAATGCTTGTACTTCTTCATCAATGTCTTGCAATGATGGTGCTGATTCAAATGACCACACAATGTGTGAACCTCGGGCAAGTGTAGCCTTAGTCCAGCCATGGTCAGTATTCATGAGTGACTCTACGTCACCCTGTGACTTACCTGAAATCATTGAGGCTAATCGCATAGCCATAGTGTGTGCGTTGGTATCTGCTGAGATGTATAGAGTTGGAACTCTCATCTTCAAAGCTAATGCTAGTGCTAGGGTTGACTTACCTACACCTGGTGCTGCTGCAAACATTGAAACTTCAGAGCGACGTATGATAATCTTGTTTGACTCGAACGCTTTGAAGCAACTAGGGAGCGGTTCTCCACCGATACTGGCACGGCCAACGCTTCTGACAAGTGTACGCATGGTTCATTCCCTTCTGTAAGGATAGAACGTAGCCACCATTGCGGTGTGTAACGATGGCTACGCTCAATCATATCTTAGTTAACTGGCTTGCATTGGTCAGGCGTGCCTTGTGGTGTTGGGCATGCCCAGAAAGCGTAAGGCTTCCCACTTGTCTTGCTCACTCCCTGTCGGAAGATTCGTGCCCCGTGAATGCACGTCGGACTTGCTGTCCCCGCTGGCGTTACCGCGGACGGTGGAGCTCCAACGGATGCTGCTGCCTGCTGGATTGGAGCGGAGAATTGCGATGGCGTTGTGCCTGCTGTTGAACCAGTGGTCCCCAAAGGGGCCGCGTTGTATGCACCAACAACCAATCGTTGTACTGATGCAACTTGTGATGAGTAATCTCCAACACCTTCGAGCAACACGCTTAGTTCGTCGGCCGTATTGGCACGCACGTTAATCATGTCACCTGCTGGTGTCTTATAGGAGACTTGTAGTTTCCAGTCTTCGTTCATCTGTTATCCTATCTTAGTTGAGAACTGACAATGTGCGGTCAGTCCACACTTGTATTGGCAATTGTTTGTGTTCGGCAAGAATATACCTGCCTTACGTGCTTTGTCAAACCCTGATACCAGGTACTCCAGCTTCTCCTCTGTGTACTGTTCAAGACTGACCAACGGTGACACGCCGTGTTGACGTGACATGAAGTATGTTCCCCACTTGATATCTATGCCAAAGGTTTTCATCAAACCAATCTTATAGAAACCAAGCTGCAGTGTATTGGAAGGCGTAGCCTGGGATGTCTTAAGGTCAACAATGACTAACTCACCATTAACTTCGAACACCCTATCAAGAATCATCTTGACTGGTACACCAGTAAACTCGGGAATCATTTCGAGTTCGATAGCTGGGACACCTTGCGGTGTCTTCCATATCTTCCAATCGGTATTGGCTTGTCGCCATTCAATGTAGGCCTGTACCCAACGAGGACCAGCTTCGTGCCAGAAAGCTTCGTTCTCTTTGTTAGGATTAGCTTTAGTAGCCCTACCACCAACACGTGCATTGGTTAGGTCAGTAGTACCAAGCTCATCAGCCCATGCTCTAGCCCATAGTTCCTGTATCATGCATTCTCCAAATCCCACAGTTCAGTTGCTCGGTGAAATGCCGAACCACCTACCGACCAAACCGAAGGTTCTTCTGGTACCATCATTAATCTACCGAGGTAGTACTGATAGCCACAGTCGATGTAGGTCGAGAATGCTGAGTATGAAACATGCTCGGGTAGTTTATATTCTCCAAGTTGTATCATCGTGGGTGTAGTATAGCACAGGTCAGGTGTTGTGCAGGTAGGCTGCCTACCTACACCCATCAGGGTTCAGTGTATACTTGTATATAATATATAATATAAAGACCCTGAAAGGGTCTTATAGTATATATATAATATATATTATAGGAGATAGAATGACTGAAGTAATACTAGGTTCGCTAGCTGCGCTAGCAATTCGTGATATTGTATACGAGGCAGTTGCTCGATACAACCACTACCGACGACATAAAGACTTTGAAGTGTTCGTTGACCTGCTTGAAGACATTGACGCTGACGAAAATTAAATAATATTTGCCTGGAATATAAGCCTGTGGTCGGCTGAACGGTGAGGCGAATATATCTCTGTAGAAGGCGTACGATTCCTATCGCTGAAAACACAAAAAGACCCCCTTCCATAGCAGTGATGCTAGGGTTGGGGGTCTTCTTGTCTCTATGGCCCAGCTAAGGGCCTATATGAGGTGGTTTACTTCTTGCTTCCGATGCCAAATTCCTTGGCCTTAGGGTCGAGAGCCTTCCAGATTGGCGCAATGAACGCTGATAGGAAAGCATAAACCAAAGCTTTAGGGTCTGTCACGCCTGATGCGTAGAGCGCTACCACTGTTGGTACTGCTGCACGTGCATAGGTTGTTACGATTGCTGCGATTTTTTCGGTATTCATGTATCTCCTTAGGATTTAAAGACAGGCTTACCAAATCCCACGATGTACACAGGTAGTGACTTCTTGAGAGCTGGGCCGTTCTTTACTTTGTAAGCACGCTTCTTCAGGCAGACTTGCCCTCCGTTGCGTTGGTCGCCCTTTTTATCGGGCGCTGTGTTACCTTCGATAGTGATTACAGTTCCGTCTCCGTTGTCTCGTACCACGATTCCAACGTGACTAATGCGGTCAATGCCGTCGTTAGGGAAGTCAAAGAAAACAATATCGCCAGGTAGCGGAGTTGCTTCATTTACTTTTTCCCAAGCATTCTTTTTAATGAACGCCTGAGCTCCCGCCAACGTGCCGACCACATTAGGAATCTTAAGTCCCACTTCATTTGCACACCAATTCACGAATGAGCCACACCAAGGGAGAAAGTTAGCCTTGGTAAAGGCTCCATACTTTGTCTCGTTCTCTTTTGGTCCTTCGATAACACCGACTTCCTCACGGGCTACCTTAATAAAATCATTACGTTGTCCCATTACTCGTTCGCTTTCTTATCGACCTTAGCAAAGGCTTCGTTGATTTCTTCTGCTGATAGGTGTCCATCTGCTAGGTAGAAGCGTGCTAGTGTCTCAAGCACACGCGCTGCACCCAGTGCACCAGCTAGTACTCCTGCTTGCCATACTTCAATCCCTACGAGGGAACCTGCTCCAATAACTCCAAGAGATTCAGCTGCGATAACAGCAAAAATCCTCATCATTACACTTTTGAATGTATCCATTAATCGTCCTCTGAGTTTCTTAGTTTGTATGTTACTCCCCAAATAATTGAGGAGATGCCAATAGCATACCCAACAACCGTTTTGGCAGAACCGTCAAGGACTACCCAGGCAATGAACATGCCGAGGAGAGTCCACAATTGATTTACTACGTCTGAAAAGAACTTCTTCATGGTTTCCTCCGATAAGCTGCAGCGCCAGCAGCAGCGGTTACTGCAGCCTGTCCAGCAATTTGACCTACAATAACTGCAGCAACAATGGTCTTCTCAGACTCTGTTCTTTCTTCAGAGCTCATGTCCGCACCGATAGAGCCTAGTGCTAAGAGTGCTTGTGCTGGGTCAGTAAAGATTGCGTTGATTAATTCTGCTGGGTTCTCAAGGACTACCAGCGCAGCAGCAACTTCTGCTGTGATAACAACTTCGTTTCCGTTCTCATCTTCACGAACTTCAACTGGTGTCTCAGGTGGCAAGTCAGCATAGGTAAGTCCAGCTTCCTGGATTGCTTGTGCTGTCACGGGTTCCCCCTGTGCTTGCTCAATGATTGCTTGTGCTACTACCTGCTTCTCTTCTTTGGTAGCGTTCTCGCTTACCTTTATAGGTGGTTCTTCTGGTTGTACAATTGGCTCAACCATAGGAGGTTCAGGTGCAATATCAACTACAGGTTTTATCTCAGGCTCTGGAGAAGGTTCTGGTTCAGGCTCGGGCGCTACTGCAGGCGGTTCCTCAGGAACAGGCGCAGGCTCAAGTACGGGTGGAGCTTCTTCTACGGGCTCTGGAGCGAGTTCAGCAACAGGCTCTGGCGGTAGAGTTTCTACTGGAAGAGGAGGAAGAGGTTCTTCAGCGACAGGCACAGGAGCAGGCTCAGCGACGGGCACAGGCTGGGGAGCAGGCTCGGGCTGTGGAGCTGGTTGCACAGGAGCTGGAGTTGGTTGAGGTTCCACCGCAGGCGGGGCTGGAGGTACTACAGGTACGGGTTCAGGAATTGGAATAGGTGCAGGTTGCACAACTACGGTTGATGTATCAGAAAGGACAGTAGATGTCTCTTGATTTACAACAGTTGGAGTATCTACTTGTTGAGTTGCAGTCTCGCTTGGAGAAGGACTCGGAACTGTGGTTGCAGTATTCGTATCTGCTAGAGCAGTCGGAGTTGGACTCGGAGAAGGAGTTGGCGATGGCGAAACGGATGGTGTTGCAGTCTCTGATGGGCTTGGTTGCGGACTCGCTGTTGCAGTTGGAGTCTCACTTGGGGATGGAGATGGAGTAGGAGTAGGTGCAATACCATTGTAGTATCGTCCTATACCTGTGTAGTTATCACTTAGATAAGTTGTCCACTCACCAATAAATCCACCTTCGCAGAACAATCTTGCGATGTCACCCTTGCCATTGAAGAAAGGGTTGTCGGCATTCCAGCCAGTCATTGCAGTATGAGTTTCACCTGCAGGGTTGGCACAGATGATTGTTACATCTCTAACCATTAACTCTGGTGAAGTTGCGTTAGCAACTGGACTCCAGAAGAATGATGTGCCTAGAACTAAAAAGAATACTGCTAACTTACTTCCTGTGATTTTCGCAGAGGATGAGGTAAATCTGGTCAACGCGTTGTTCAACTCGGTCCAATCGTTCGGTGTTGATATTAACGGAGTCCCTCATACTGCTCCCTGAATTTGGTTTCAGTTCGCTTAAGTAGTGCTTAACTAACCATCTAATTGCTGCTGTAAAACCACCAAGCAAAGTCATTATGGCAACTGCAAAGCCAGCCCATTCTGTTGCTGTCATTTATACAGTCCTAATTGTTACGTTAATTACTCCACCGAATCCGCTGAATCGCTTATCAGGTGGTGTCATACGGGAGAATGAAATCTGTTCGATAACTGCTTGACGAGATTCGCCAGTAGTTAAGTCCTGCCAGGTAAGAACGTCACCTTCTTCTTCAATACCTTCTAGGGCTAGAATCTTCTCGAAGGCTTTGCCTTCATAGCCAATCATTGAGTTGTATCTATCTGTCTCTAGGTCGTAACAGTAGATAGGGAACTGGATGACACGCTGGCGTGGAGTAGCAATGGTTGCTTTAGCCTGGTATCCCTTGAAGATTGGACCAAGTGATGTTGTTGTTGCATCACGATAAAGAATAAACTTATAGGCTACATACTCTTGCGCTGTAGCAGGAGATGAGGTTCCAACTTCAATAGATGGAACTGATGAGTCGTATGAGATGTGGTCATACTCAACACCATCTTTGTCTACGGTTTCAAGAGTCATAGAACCATAGGTAAAGTCACCGCGTCCAAGAAGACGCTTAAAGTTCTTAGGCTCAAGAGTTCCATAGCGGATGTTACCTGTAGTTACATATCCAGATGTACGAAGAGTTGATTCATCCTCGATATAGATGCCACCATTTTCAGATGATGCATATGCTGTAGTGAATACAAGTCGGTCAGTACCATTAGCAAAAGCACAGCCAGTAGTTACGTGCCCTGTAACACCATCCATATAAAGGTCGTTAGCCCACGCAAAGCGTAGAGTTTCTAGTTCATTAGATAGGTCAATGCGGATTACTCCAGCCTCACCTGCTACACCAGTTGCACACCACACATAATGGTCACGTGCTGCAAAGTCGTAGCAAGGCTGTGATGTTTCTACAATCAGTGGACCGTAGTTAAGTGAACCATCTTGGTCAGATACTGCTGCCACACGAACACCCTTATTAGTACCAATCATCATATAACCTAGGTAGTAATAAATCTTGTGGACAATCTCACCGACTGGAAGTTCTGCTGCAACTACCGCTGATGTAAGAGTAGGCATTACTCCAGCAGTAGATAGTGTGAATTTTAGGATTGTTGACTGAATGCCATTGTAACCAGAAACATAAATTGCAGGACCCGATGCAGCAATAGATGTATATACGTGGCTTGATGAAGGGTGAGTATATATAGGAGATGGTAAGGATGAT